ATTCACTTGTTGAAGAAGTGAAATTGTCGCGTCCTTAAGGTCACCCGTTGGAAGCCCGCAAATACAGGGCTTTGGAGCAAAGAAAAAGGGCTCGGAGATTTTCCGAGCCCTTGTGTATGGTGGTGGATGGTTGACTATTTATGAACTCTCTATTTCGACTACTTAGTAATTGAAAGTAAATAAGCGGTAACGTGCGATAAGTCCTAAAAACCTGAATTGCACCGATATTGTGCGTTTCTAGTTTATGGAATTGAACCGCCGTCCACAACAGGTTCATTGAAAGGAACTAGGATTGTTTTGGAAATTTCACAGCGACGTATGACTTTTCAGAGTTTGCGTTAACACACATAGTTGAACAAGATTTGCTAACTTAGGGCGATGTTTTCAGTCTCTAAACAAACTGGAGACCTTCCTATTCCTAAGCTTCGTTGTGTCAACTGCAGCACCGACTTCACTCCCGCCCCGCAGGTTCCCAATCGGACGTATTGCTCAAAAACAGCCTGCCAATAAGCACGCCGTCAGCAGTGAAAGAAATCTAGACACATTTTCATAGTTTGATTCAGTCCAATCAAACCGAAGAATTTGCTTAAAGTTCTACGATTACAAATTGACTCACTTACACCAAGTCATATTGATATGGAATTCTTGTTAAGCACCCTGTTGCATGATAAACACCGTAACGTCCACGATTTCGGCCTGATTCCGATATGAGATGAAGATTTTTTCTTGCTCTCGAACCCACCACATAAAGAAGCTTATTGGCACTATCTTTTGGATTGGGATCACTGAAGTGAGGAACCATACCCTCAAGCAATGAAAAGGCGATCACCACATCAAATTCGCCACCTTTCACGCCATGAATGGTCGACACAGTGATTCCACTTCTATTCTGAAATGCTTTCCGAAAAAATTGGAGCTCCTCAACTCCTTGCACACCATCATTTGCCAAACGCTGAAGCCGACGTGCAGAACTTTCAAAGAAGGCATCGTAATGTTCTTTCAAATGAGGGACATTTTGAAAAGGGATACTTAGTTGTTTGCATATTTCAACAAAAAACTCTCTTAGAAAATTCAGCCCGTTGATCTCATTTATTTTTATGGTGTTACAAATTCGGAGCAAATCCTTTGAACTCAACCCGGACAGATGAAATCCGACTTGGCTTAATTCACTAAGCGTCTCGGAAGCCCACCTTAAGCGACGCACGTACATGTGAGGCGAAGGTTCAGAGAGCGCAATACGTGCGAGTTTGTACCAAAAATTCTCCGTGTCTCTCGCGAATGGCACCATGCCCGGACCATCGAATTCATACTGGGGAAGCATGGCAGACAGACCACGAGTCATGGCTGCTAAGTATGGCCATTGGGGCGCAAGAATGCAAATCTCACTTGGTGGTACACCTGCAGTACCTATGCTGTATGTGACTAATCTTGCTACTTCACCAATCACATCTTGACGCATCACCATGGTGTTATAGGAAATTCGACTTGGATAATTAGCAGCAACTCCCGCGGGTGTAACGGTTGTATTAAAAACATTGAAATTTCCAAAGTAATCGATAAGGCGAGACGAAGATCGATAATTTCGCGAAAGCTCTCTTTCCTTAATAGGAATCCCAGTTATTTGTCGTAAATCGGCGACAGCAATGGGGTATCCACCCAGCGATCCAAAAATGCTCTGATTTGGATCGCCAACCATAAAAAGCCTTGTCTTCCCTGCTCCGGCCATGAGGATAGATCCTATGATGGAATACTGAATCTGCTTCGTATCTTGGTACTCATCCACAAGTACTATGGCAAACATATGCGACAACAATCTACTGATCTCGGGGAGTCGTTCGACAAGCTTGTAGGAGTACCAAAGCAAAAGTTCAAAATCAATGAGATGCTTTTCAGACAAACGTTGAAAGTATTGTTCTTGAATAACATGCAAAGTGCCATGCTTGTTCGCATCCGGACATTCCAACTGATACCCACCAGGTACAAAGTGGTATCCGCAATCAAAGTAGCTTATTCGTTGAGCGGCGTAGGGCTTGCACAACTCCTCAAGCAACGTTTCACGCTCATGTTGGTCAATGATTCGATACCCGTTAGCAAGAGCTGACTCATACAAGCCATATGGCTTAATAATCCATTCAAGACAGAATGCATGAATAGTTCCAATCCATAACCTTGAAGTGTCAACTCCCAAGTCTTCTATGCGCTCTTGAATTTCATCAGCTGCACGATGTGTGTAGGTAATAGCAATAACAAACTTGCGATCCGAATTTAACCGCGAGAGCTCATAGGCAATTTTGTATGTAAGCGTACGAGTCTTACCACTCCCGGGACAAGCGATAAGAAAAACACTTCCATCCTCCAGAACAGCCTCAGCCTGCTCCTCGTTTAGCTCTCGATCTGTCCAAGTAAACATTAGACTATTGGCGCAAGAATGTCATGGATTTGATCACCGGGGAGAGAGACACGCATTTTTTCCTTGATATCAAGTAAATCAATTGCACTATTACGATAGTCTTGCAAATTAGAAATCGCTATATCTGCAACCACCTGCGGAATGTCTTGACTCAATAGCGCTCGCTGCACACGGTACTTGAAAATATTGAAGAAGAGTTCCCGGCTCAAGCTTGGCCGAGCAAAGAAAATAGCATCTCGAATGTAATTTGGGATTACTGTTTTGTGAGATATCTGGTTAGACAGGAGGATGGCAAACCACCCCTTTCCCTTATTTTTTGCCATCGTAAGAACCCTAGGACCAAAAAGTTCTTTACGCCCAGAAATCAACTCGGCCTCAGCCACATTAATCGTGGCAGGCTTGACATATACCTGCGAAACAACTTTTTTAACAGTATCGCCATTTCCTGCGGCGATGAAATCGACTTCAAAAGTGTGATCGGCGTAATAAACAGAAAGCCAAGGGTTATCTTTAACAAATTCATCAAGCGCAACTTTTCGTTGAGCCCCTACTGTTTGGGAATTCAGAGCACTCTGTTTTGAGCTTGCTAACGCTGAGGAGTCGCCAGCATTGGGTGTTGTATCGATAAAGGCTGCATCAAGATCTGTAATGATGCTGCATCGTTTACGTACTCTGTCATCATTGAAGATGACGGCGACATTTTGAAAACCAGTACTACGGATGTTGATGAGACTGACACCAAGCTCATCTAGACTCAAACCGATGACCGCCTTAAACAAGGCAGGAACGAGAACCTCCTCCGCATCCCCTTCAACGAGCACGACGCTTTTTGCGAAAAGTAAGTTACTACGAACAGCATCCAAGTAACGCTGTAGGGTTCCTACCTGTTCTGGTGATAGGCCAGTTGCAGGTTGAAAAGACTCGCAAACGATACCTCTTCTACCAAGAATATTCACATTTTCGATATTGCTAACCTCCGAAATGTGCGTTGAATGTGTCGAATAAATGATCTGGGTATCTGCATACGCAATGCGATCAAAAAGCGCCTTCTGTATGTGGGTATGAATGTGTGCTTCTGGCTCTTCGATTATCAAAAAGTTGGCAATCGATTGATGCGCTTGCTGGTATTTGAACTCAAGAAGCTTGAGGGTCAAATAGATTAGGTTAGCCCCACCCAAACTCAGTTCGTGAACAGCCCCCTCATAATTTTCCTCTGACTCTCCAACAAATAATCGCAAAGACTGAAAGAGCTTGTCAGCTTCAGCAGGTAATTCAGATCTAATTGAGAGCGCACGTGGCGAATATGTCTCTCCCGCTGCATCTTTGATCGTGTCTCTAATGTTGGATCGCACAACTTGAACATCATTAAGGTTTTCAATAGCATTGTTGAGTTCGACAACTTTTTCCACTATGGGCTGAAGTACGGCAGGGGCGATCTCTCCACTTTTAATCTTCAAAAGATTCAGTAACGGATTGGTCCGATTGTTGTGAAACTCTGAGACGACGTCGCGAAGTGCTTGGATGAAAGTGAAGGAAACCTCCTGCGATACCGATAGATATACAGGTAGTCGCGCCCCAATCCGTTGATCATCTACCTCATTTCGGATAATGCAGTTATCAAAGTCTCCAACCAATTCTTTGTAGATAACGGGGTCACAAAAGTCAATGTCACTTCTACCAGTAAAAAGTGTTTCGTAGTCAGTTATGGATATTTGCTTACGCAACGCCTCCAAGCTAGTGTGATCACCATCATCAACTTGAGCCAGTTTCAGTCTAATATCCTTCTTGGGTCGAAAGATTAGTGTGTACGTTGCGCGAGCCACCAAACCGCCGTCTGGAATCACTCCCGCGCTGTGCTGAAAGAGCGCCTGAATGGCTTCATCCTCGCCTATGTCTTCAAACTCTAGGCTAACAATGATCCAGTGACCACGCCAGCTAGACAATCCACGATGGAAATCCAGCTCATCTAATTTATGTGCCGCACGTAACAAATGGTCATCCAAGAGCAAACGTATCGCGCGGAAGAGGTTAGTTTTCCCCGAACCGTTTTCCCCAATGATGGTATTAACGCCTTTTTTGAAGATGAAAGTAGAGTTCGCAAAGTTGCGATAGTTGACAAGTCGAAGTTTGGAAATATGCATGTTTTATAAGTTTTCGCTTAGAGCGGAAGTTATTAGATTATTTTTTACGAGCAGTCCATCCAATTGGAAATTCGATTGTTCCCTTACGAATTTTTCCGAGCGATGGATAGTTAAATTTCAAAAGATGATGAGGAACCACCATCTGTTCTGCAACGTAATGCTCAAAACGTTCAAGGCGCAACTTCAGGACATCCGGAAATTCATCAAGCTCAGGCATGTAGTCTTCATCCTCTAACCACAAAATATCCTGACCATTGCAGTGAAGGGATTTCAATGCATAGGCTTCATCTTTAGTCACAGTTATCACATCGACCGTAACTGCATGCTGCTTACCTGGCAGTGAATAAAAATTCCTAGCCTCTGGAAGAAGGCATTCAGCAACAAAATCAAAACTTGATTGCAAGTCCTCATGTTGCTGAAGCTCAAAGACATCTTGGAATTTTTTCATCTTAAAGTCTTTCCGCAACATCGCATCTGGGCCATAAAAAATTTCAAAGATCATTCCATCGAGCAGTGCTTTACGTTTTTCGTTTTTGACATTTACTGTGTTTGATGCAAAATTTTTCAAATAAATTGAAGCACTCTTTGAGCCCCCACATGCAGCTTGATAAATGTTGCGGCCAACAACGAAAAGCGAATTCAATGACGCCCTATTAACGGACTCATTGGTGAATACATCTAATGCAGCATTCTGTCGATGCCAGTTCAAACTCTTCAACTCCTTAATACATTGGTGAGAAGGCTTAGATTCATCTAGGATAAAAAATTTATCACCTAGCGATGATTTGTCATAAATATCGATGCGAGCACCCAAGCTGAGATTGAAGAAAAACTGACCTGAAAGTGATGTGTGCTCCCACGAAATTTGTTTACCCTTCGTGGCTGCACTTAGCGTATTGCGAACACGCTTAAACATATCTTCAATAGAGCAATCGGGTGTAGAGATATGCTGTAAAAGAGCATCTGTATAGGCTCCATTGCGGCCCAACCCATCTCCTGCAAGTTGACCAGGCGATGTTGCATAGGCAATTAATGTCCCTTTAGGTGCATAAACAGGAGCCAAACCTCTCGCAGCTATTGAACGACTCCAAGCACGTTCGAATGGGTTATTTCTGCATGCATCAAGAACAATGATGCTGGTAGCACATTGGGATTTCTCCATAACCTCAATGATGCGATTAAGAGACATTGATGAATATTTTGCTGCCGACTCATCAGCAGCATCCGTGTTTACTGCAGCAAGATAGTTTTCACCGTCAATCTGCATTCCATGTCCTGCAAAAAAGAACAGGCCTATATCGCTCTCTACCAAGCTTTGCCCGAAATCTTTCAAAGCCCTATCCATATCCACATTGGTACTGTCAGTTTTCAAAATAACTGAAAAACCACTATCACCAAGAACTTTCGCAATGTCATTTGCATCGTTAACAGGATTTTTAAGTGCTTCGACATGCTCGTAGCTGGCATTACCAATCAAGAGCGCGCTCATTCGACGGGGCATAGCTTTACCTTAATGTGTATTTTGTTGAGCGTAGAAACCGCTCACGATCCAGATGCTTACCTTCTTGATTATTTTTTTTGTAGTCTAAGTGGTTAAGTTAACTTACCCCCACTAGAAGCATGAATATTTTCATGAACACCACGGCATGTATGGGTCAATTGAGTGATAATTCGTCACACTTTTGACCCAGATATAAAAAATGAAAAATCCAGTAGATGACTTCGAGCTTCTCCAACAAGTACTCGAAATCTATGACCAAACTTTCATTGGTGAATACCTGAACAAGCATTCCCCCGGTCAGTGGTGCAGGGAGACCATCAATCGTTGGCAAAGAGGCAAAGCTTCTCCTCGCTTGAGCCATCGTGAATACCAAGCCCTGCTCAAACTACTACCTGAGCGCCCTGCTCACTACGACAGTCCTGAATTTGACTTTGTTGACCTATTTGCAGGCATCGGCGGAATTCGTCGCGGTTTTGAAGAGATTGGTGGGCGCTGTGTCTTCACTAGCGAGTGGAACGAACCTGCCGTCAGAACATACAAGGCCAACAACTACGCTGACCCTGACGCTCACACTTTCAACAGTGACATATGTGAAGTCACGCTCAGCAAACGTGATGACGTTACTCAAAAGCAAGTTAATCAGAACATCAACAAGATGATTCCAGACCACGATGTGCTGCTTGCTGGGTTTCCTTGTCAGCCGTTTTCGATAGCGGGCGTGAGTAAGAAGAATGCACTGGGTCGCAAACACGGGTTTGAAGATAAAACCCAAGGCACACTATTTTTCGATGTCGCACAGATTTTGGATGTGAAGCGCCCAGCCGCATTCCTTCTGGAAAATGTGAAGAACCTCAAGAGCCATGACAAAGGTCGAACTTTCAAGATCATCATGGAGACTCTTGACGAACTCGGCTACTGGGTTGCAGATGTTGACGTCAACGATTCAACCGATCCAAAGGTCATCGATGGTCAGCACTTTGTGCCTCAACACCGTGAACGTATCGTCCTTGTCGGTTTCCGTCGCGATCTGAACATTCACAAAGACTTCACTCTCACAGATATCAAAAAGGTTTTTCCTAAAAAGAAACCAAAACTTGGCGACATCCTTGATGACTCAATTGATGACAAGTACATCCTGACACCTAAGCTCTGGGAATACCTATTCAACTACTCCATCAAGCACAAAGCCAAAGGCAATGGATTCGGTTATGGGCTCGTCAAGAAAAGCGACGTAACCCGCACACTCTCGGCTCGTTACTACAAAGACGGTTCAGAAATTCTTATTGATCGTGGATATGACCACGAAAAGGATCTGCATGATCCAATCAACATGAAGAATCGTCCTCGCCGCCTGACACCTCGGGAGTGTGCTCGCCTAATGGGATATGACAAGCCCACAGGAAATGATTTTCGGATTCCCGTATCAGACACGCAGGCCTACAAACAATTCGGAAACTCGGTTGTGGTCCCAGTCTTTGCAGCGGTTGCAAAACTGATGAAACCCTACATCAAGGCTGCTAAAGATAAGCAAGCACGTCAAAAGCGTAAAGCTGCATGACGCTTGTGCGCATCAGGCCTTTGCGAGATTACAAATACGGACATGTTCGTAGAGGTTTTCTACAGCGCGTGTAATGTCGTTAACACGCCATTGCGCGCGTCGTTTGTTTTTGGACGGGTCTGCAGGAACAAACTTAGGAGCCGGGTCCAGAAAAATTGTCCCGTTTGCAATAGCTTCAAACAACCGCTCTGCGGATGAGTCCTCACAAACGATGACCCGAGGCTCATAAGTCACGAGGTACTGAAAACCCTCATCAAACTCCTGCTGGCTTGTGTTTTCCTGCTTTGTGGCAGAGATGTAAACGGCTTTATTGTGCTTAGCACCCCAGTTATTCATCAAGCGTTCAAAGCTCCAACCTGCAGCGACTTTTCCTTCATCATCTACAAGCACAACTTCCACAGCATCCATTTTTGACGTCAGTGATGTTGATGGGTCATACGAGAAGGCGACTCGATTACCGCTCGCATCTCGAATCCAATCTGACTTTGAGTTTCCGGGTTCTGCAACGTGGTACTCCTGAACTTTCAAGGTAAGCCCCGTTCTTTTGCAACGGACGTTAGCTCTGTGAATACCAGTGACCCGATATTCATTACCGCCCTCAGTTGTGTAGCCGTAGGTACGCATGAACACTTCGAAGCTTTCGGCGTACAGACCAAAATCAGGCTCTGGCGTAAAAAGTGTGGTCTTGAGCTGCGTGTGTGTTTTCAATTCAATGCCGTACAAATCTCCATCTTTTCCTGAGTTCGGAATGATCCCGAGTGCATGCTCAAGCGTGTAGCCACAAACCTGAGTACCCGTAAACGGCAAAGTTCTGCCAAATTTATCGAGGCGACATCCTTTAAGTGGTCGAGAAACAATCTCTGCGAGTTGCGACAACAATTGTTCGCTGTAGGTTTGCTGAATGCTCAACAACTTACAAACACGCGACCCCTCAAGTCCTGCAAGTGCATTGACCTCTGCAAGAAAGGCTTCAGATGGATCTAGGCAGACCATCCCGAGACAAGCGCCACTAGGCAATCGCCCCAACACCAGCACTCTCTTACTTTCAGGATTCGCTTTCGTGAACGCAATCGACAAAGAGTGCGGCATTGTGTTTTCAACCGACACAAAACCTGATAACCGCGCTTCTGGGTACTGCGTGTAAACAATAACTTTGACGTTCTTTGCTTTGATACGCGAACCATCAGTCTTAAGCCATTCAAAGCTAGTAAAAACAGCCTCAGGGATATGACTCCCTGGCTTTGCAGTTGATTTATGACTTGTGCTTGCTCCGCGCTCGGCGAGCTTCAAGTCAAAGATGTTGTACAGAGAAGTAAAGCTACTGGCGAAATAAACTTGATTCTTATCGTTTGCATTTTTTGGCAAAACCTTAAGCACGGCCAAATCAGCTCCCAACTGCTGAAGCTTGTCCCTGATCTCCGAAACTGATCCGACCCGATGCTCAAACTCTGCTTGACTGCCTGTCATTCATCTTCTCCCACCCAAATGAGCGAAGAAGCGTATCAGACGGAATCACAAAACACAATCAAAAAGAATCTAAGAATTACTTAAGCCTTTGTTTTTGTTTGCTTTTAATTTGTTTACTTGGTTTCATCCTTGTTTAAAACCAACAACATCGTCATGTGTTGTAAAGGCTCTAATTCGCTACCAATACCTGCCCTGTGTACCAGCGCTGCATTTCAAGCAGCATCAGCGTTGTCTGCGTCGCATCTTTAATAAGTTGCCCACAAGTTATTGTTTTCTCATCTCCATCGGCAGAAGGTAGAGAGAAGGCGCTGGCTGGAGCAACTCCTGAGGAATTACTGGAAACGATGGACAAACTGCCTGCGTTGGTTTTTGAGTTGTCGAGCACCCGCTCAGACACAACAGTACGGCTAGCCAACAAACTAGACTTCTTGCGATAGTCATCAGAGATCTCCTTAGATATTTGGTTTTGAACTTGGATCACATCGGCAGCGTGCTGCTCTTGCTTTGCTTGAGCGATTTGCACAGTTTGTTTCTCTGCATCCCACTGGCGCTGCAGACGGGATTGCCCCATCTGCAGGCCTAGTAAAAACGCCATGAGAAGCAGCAGTCCCTTGAGAAACAAGGATTTATTCAATTCGAGGAACGCACGAATCCAGCTCATACGCCCTCCCCGTCCAAAGCACCCAAGTTATAGGTACCAATCAGGCGAATGAGCTTGTCGGCATAGTCAGGATCAGTCGCGTAGCCTGCTTGGAGGAGCGCGCGCGCAAAGGTTTGAGCAGAGACACACAGGAAGCAGTCTTTGTAGCGTGGGTTGCGCTTCAAGAATGCAGCATGGTCATCCACACTGGCCTGCCATGTCGGGTAATTGCGCCACTTAGCGGGCACGACTACCCACTGCCCTCGGATGAACTCCTTGGTGTCTAGCGTTACGGTGTCACCCCGCCACAAACTGTCCGCCTTAATTCCGAACAGGTTCTTGGCCGTTTTGGTGAGCCCTGACTCGCCCCAGCCAGACTCGAGTGCCGCTTGGCTCACGGTAATGCTGGCTGGTACGCCAGTGGACTTGTGGCAAGCCTGTGCGGCAGGCCCAATGAGTGCAATGAAGTCTTGTGGTTTCACAGCATCTCCCTCACGTCTTTAGCGACCTCATCAATCGAGGCATCGCGCCTCTCCTCTATGAAATTAAAAATCCACCGCACCAATGCCCAGCCGGGCAAACCGCAGGCAAAGATCAAGCCGCCCATGGCGCAAAGACCTACCGTTGAAAACGCCCAGTGGTGAAGCTGGAAATACTCGATCGTGGTCGCACCACCGCCAATGCTTGAGACCACCGTACTGATCAACCCCACTGTCCATTCACGCTTATCGCGAGGAGGCGTCATGAGCATGACCACGACTGCAGCAAGCGTCGCTCCACTGGCTGCGGCGGCAGCCGTTCCACCAAAGGCTTTGTATGCAGCGGCGGCTCCTGCCACTCCGCTGCTCGTTGGTTCTGGCATTTGATAACTCCCAAAAAAATACCCGCCTGAATCGCTTCAAGGCGGGTTATGAACAACTCGTTCGTTTATGTTTGATCAGCGGTGTGAACGGAAGCGCTTTCTGCAACGCAGGTCACCTCCACTAAATCAGCTCGAGGTTTGACGCTCATCACGCGCGCCATCTGGGCCCAGGTCTGCCCGACCCCAAATGCAAAGTGCGTTCGCTCCTCACCTCCACCAGTTTGGATTGCAATGCTCGGCGCTTGCTGTAACACCGCATGTCGCTCAGTAGCTCCGCGCATCACACCTATCGGGTCAGTCACAGAACCATCTACGCGCCTCAAAGCGATGTAGTGATTCGCCCCTGTCTGCCAAGGCAAGCGCTCAGAACAGACCAACACCATTGATGCACCATCCCAAGACAAGGTCTCACCACTCACGCCCCAGCTGGGCATGTCATGACTGATAGCCACCAAGTCCCCGTAGGTTGGAATGAGCCCTTCAAGCTCTGTCCTAAAGGTGATGATTCGCCTGCGGTACCGATTGGCCGCCGCGATGTACTTGCCCTCGCGCATCGCTTGAGACTTGTCGGTACAACCAAAGAGCTTCAAGCGAGCAGGCTTAGAGAGGGCCGAACCCGCAAGGGCCACCGTTACCTCATCAGGCTTCCAGCTCTTGGGATTGAAGTACTCCACCGTGACCGCGTCCGCTGTTGCGTCTCCGGGCATGACGTACTGAATCTTCAAGCTGCTTCGCACGATGTTTCGGGTGGAGAACAAGGCCACGGGAATGGTCTTGGGTTCATCTCGAACAATGCGCACGATGCCGCCTTGCAGGAATGGCACCGCACGCCCAGCTCTGGCAATCTGCCCCATGGCGTCCCAAACTGTCAGGTTTTGATCAAACACGGCATTGAACGTATCCCCACGCGCAAACCACACCCCATCCAACCGAGCCAATGCGTTGAGATCAATCTTAGCGTCAGATAAACCTGCCCCGTAGCTCGAGCGCGTTGCATCGGCAAATGCCCAAGCAATCGAGCGAGTGGCTTGTGGCGCACTCCACCCTGTGATCTTTGACCAAACAGGGAGTTTTCGTGTGACCAAGCAGTTCACCAAACGGGATGACCGCTGCGACAAGTTGTCCGTTGCACGCATCCGCAATGCCAGCAAGGTCAAATCTGCTGGCAATGTGGAATTGACCAGATAGCCCTTAGCCTGCCCCCAGCGAAGCTCATGCCCCGCACGAGTACTGGCGTCTTTGGTGTCTAGCCTTTGAACACGTACCTCGTAGCGCCCTGCACCCACTCCGTATTTGTAGGTTCTGCGCTGCGCTGTGTTGGTGGCTGCCGAGTAAGACTCATCAGCAAGATGAAGCCATCCCGAAGTGGCATCCCCATAGTCGTTGATGGCTCTCGCCTCAACACGCCATTGAACGGTTCGGCTATCCAGCGTCCCGCTGTCAGTAGCGTAGTAAAGACCGCGCATCATCACCACATCAATCCCTATCTGATTGATTTGGGTCCCCGCAGGGTTGAGCACAAACGGCCCGATGATGCTGCCGCCCGTATCGGCGACGGCAATCAACTCCTGCCCCGTCACCTCAGCAGCAGTCACTACATCGTTGTTGAACAAGGTGTTTTGACCACCCGGCTCAATGACTTGGGCCTGCACTTCTTCAAACGAAGAAATGGGACTGTCATCAATCGACAGCTCTTCAAACTGGAAGTGCCCAATGCCGATCACATGGAGTTGGTGCAGGTACTCCTCGTTGTCGACATACTCCGTATAGGGCATCGCTGCCAAATCCGGATAGATCAGATGCTGCCCATACACAACAGGAATTGGCTGGGACAGCCGTCCGTAGTTGCCACGCGCCTGCAGTGAGTAAGTTGGACTTGGCGAAGAGGAACTAGCTGTCGCATTGGGCAGACTCTGATTGGGTAGCGGGACCAAGGCATTCACGATGATCGAACCCGTCACAGCGATTGCGGCCGATGCCACCGAAGTCGCTACCGCCCCGGAATATCCAAACGATGCGGCCAGCTGAGCGCCATAGGCGTTGGCCACGACCAAAACGGCAATCATCAGAACAGTCTGCAACGGGTTCTTACCCCCGCCTCCACCGCCTTGCGGCAGCGACACCAATGCAATGACATCTCCAGCCTCGATGAGGGTCAGGCAGCGTTCAGCCATCAGCACAGGCTTACCGTTCTTGAGCACCAGCGTTGGTTGCTCAAAAACGATCTGCTCTTGGTTCATCCATTGGCTGATGGTTGGATTGCCCTGAACGTGATGGACATCACGCTCATGGGGATCGAATGGGTTTCGAAGCCAAACTACGACACCGTCATTACTGCTTGGCATGGCTCACCTCGAAATGCATAAAACCCCTCGACACGCCAACCATGACGGTCAAGCGCCCACAAGTCCTGGAACACCACACCCACGCCTTGCGCGCAATGCAGCACGCCACCACCATCGATGTCTAGCCAAACACCGACATGCACCGGATATCTGGACTGACGCATCAGCACGGCATCCCCATGCTTTGGATTCGGAACACGTTGCCAGCGTTTTCGCTCAGGGTGCTCGTTGAATGTCCTGAGCACAACCCGCAAATCCAGCGCATCCACAGGGATGAGCGGAAGCTCACGTCCGAAGTGACTTCTCTGCACCCATAAAAAAAGGCCCCAGCAGTCAAATGACTCGGGGCCTCGCGCGCCTGCTATCCATAGGCGACCGATGTATCGGTGCGCCCAGTAGCCGTCTGTTGGTTTCATGAATTACCCATCACCGGGCAAGTCCCGGAAACTCTGTCGAGGTGTAGAGCCGACCCGGAAACGCTTTGTTCCCGATATCGACCATTCGCGCTCTTGCAGTCACACGCATCACATCCGCCTCCACCTCAGTCAGCACCAGCGTGATGGGAGGATCCATCTGAGGCCCCTCCATATCGTTTGACAAGTACGGTCGATAAGTGACTTCGATAGAAGCTTCTGACTCGGACGCAGCATCAAGGTGTTTGACGATCTCGCGGGAGACGTTGTCCAAGGTCAGCACGACCTCAGGAACCGGTGCAATGTCCACAGGTGGCAAATCCAAATCAAACCCCATGGCCACAAACCTCACTGTTTGGCTGGGGTTCAACGGTGCCGAGGCTTCGAGGCGCGCAAAGAGGTCTTGTTGGTCTCGCACCACTCGGATGGCCGTCGTCACGCCCGACTCGTTTTTAAAGTCAGGATGGCGCAGCTCCAAGGTATGCAGGATCACCACATCTGAAGGCGAACTCGCGTACGCCTCCTTCAAAGCGTCACTCAACGACACATCAGGCATGCTCTACCTTGATGGGAATGACACGACGCTCTTTCGCTTCGGAGTGCTCACGAACCAATCCGAAGATATCTCGCCGTTCCTGCGGTAAATCTCCCTCGATGTAGAACGGGAAGCAGCCAGTGAGGAACTCAATGCCAGCGGCCAAGAACGGCACGTTGTCGGCGTAGGAGGCATCGCACCCTGCCGTCCACAAGAGGCCGTCCAAGAACATGCATGAGCCTTTGCACAACTGAAGCACAGGACAGTTTGAACAACCATCTCGCTTGCTCCAATGCGTGGCGCTGCGCATCTTGACTGCTTGAAGCTGAGAGATGTGCCCAATCTTGTGTGACTCGCCGTTTGGAGCGACAGCGGCTGCGCTCACGTTCTGGCAAGTCAACACATTGCCGTTCAGATCAACCGCGAGGTTGTCGGTACGGTCCATGCCACACTTTTGGCCCAACGCGCTGGCAGGACGACCTTGGACTACAGACTCCACAAAATCCATGATCTTCTTGCGACCGATGTCAAAACTGGTCACTGCACCTGCACGCAACTCCTTGAACGCATAGGCACTGAAAGTGACGCGCTCCGCAGAAGTCTGAAACGTGGAAGCCAATCCACCCTCGTCATACGGGTCAATGAAAGCTCCCTCGCCAATGACGACATCCTCACCAAAGCGCTCGCGTAGCCATGCCTGCACATGCGCGCGACTTGGATTGTTTGCATGAATCATGGCGTTGATGCTGATCCGCCCCTCAGGCTTCAAACGTGCGTACAAATCAAAGATGGCAGCTCGCTTTTGTGGATCATCCAAAGGATCTGCACCGCGCGCGTGATAACCAGGACCATCGTGCGACAAACCCACAGAGAATCCCAAACGGTCAATCCATGCGTTCTTGTCCGCATCCAACAAACTGCCATTCGTAATTATGCTGAACTGAGCCTTGGGGTACATCGCCCTCAACCGCTCAGCCAGTGGTTTTAAGGTCTTCCAGTAAACCAGCGGTTCACCGCCCCAAAACTCAATGCGTTCTGGAGGTTCAATCAGCGCATCGGTCAATGAGTTTAGAAAAGCATCAACCTCTTCTGAATTCGTTTGATCGGCATGGGGCACAAATCGTTGTGAGCAGTATGTGCAGGCGTAATTGCAAAGCAGCCCAAGACTGATCTTGAGCACTCGCACATTGCCCTTGCGACCGGGTTGATCTTTGGCAACAACCATCGCATCACGCCAAGCGCGTGCTTTGACTGGAACGACCGACTGACCATGACTCCAAGAAAGGCTAGAAGTTTGGTTGTTGTAGACCAGCGAGTCTTCTGTGCCGTCTGGCTTGATCACATAGATGCGGAACTCAGCCATGGATGCGCTCCACTTTGATATTGAAAAGAATGTTCATGAACGGTTGCTCCCCAAAGTAGGGTTTCTGAAAATGAATCGCTCTGGCATCAAAGGCGATCAACAGACCGCGATGAGGTTTGATCCAGAACTTGGATGGAGACTCCCAAGGCATGAGCAACCCAGCAAACCCGGACGAGCGCCAGGCGGGGTTACAGATGGCGAAGCCATTGGGTGCGAACTGATTGATCTGCGGCATCAAGCCAAGCGAAGGGTCTAGCTCGGGGCCGAGTGGAAAGTAGATAGCCTGCACATCACATTCGTCTTCGTCGTTGTGCGGCATGATTTCGACGCCGCTAGAACGAACAACCTCTCGCCCTTGCACATGGACCACTCGCCCGCTTGGGCCAAGTAGTTCCTGCACTTTGGACAAGACTGCCGTCTGCAATGTTTGGCAGCGCGGTGAATGTCCATCAAAGATGTTGTGGTTCTCGCGTTCCCAGATCTGATCGCCTGTTTGCATGCGCTCGTTCAATTGCAAGAGTTCTTCATAGAGCCCCTGATCAAACACCGCATCCATTCCAAGTGACCAGATCCCTGTTTTAAGAGGGAAAAGGTCAAGGATCATGGAACGCTCACCACCAAGTCATCCGTGCCGCTGAAGTACTTGAAGCCAACTTTGATCTTGACTTCGGCGCCAGAGCTCAGACCATCTGTTTTGAAAACAGTGCTACCCGCCCCCTCAACAGTCATCACGCGACGCTCGCGCAAGAAACCAGCGGTTGAGTCCAAGTAGATCTCTGCTTCGTGATGGGTAATTGGCTGGCCATCTGGCTCTTCCAGTCTGAAATTGACAATCAACCCCTCGTCCGATTCAACGCTGGGTGTGAACCGAACCACGGGCAAAGACTCCATGCGTGCCAGAGCCAATGTCACACAAGGCTCGGTATCCAAGTTCCCTGTTGTTTTGACGAGCACAGGATCGAACACATTGAAGCCAAGCAACCAGCCTGAGAGTTCCGATGTTTTGAAGGGCACCAAGATGTGGCCAATGGGGTGAGCCTGAACCACGGTGGCGTGATATGCCTGCGCGTCCATCTTGCTCGCCAAAGTGGCGACATACAGGTTGGGCGTGTGATCAAAGAGGCTTTCACGCGCGCCCTCTGATGCCCAGCCCTTCGGGGCATACAACATGAACGAAGCATGGTCGCCAAACTCAGCATGTGATTTGAGTGTTTCCAAGTCCAGAGATCGCTGGTAGGCGCCTTCATCAAAAACACCCCAATCTCCCCGCCACTCGGTAATCAACGATTCATCAAAGAACTTGCATCCGTTGACATCCTCTTTTTGAGGATTCCCCACAAAGTTCCTCTGCACAACTGATCTGATCTGAAACTTCAGAATCGTGCCGGTTAGAACAACATCAAGCGCAAACGGTGTATTTTTTGTGGCTAGGTGAAGTTTCATCTTTTCATTCCTTAGCAACAGTTGCAATCGCAATTGCAGTTGTATCGAGTGCCATAAGCACCAAGTCGTATGTTTCCACCGTTATCAAACAGCGTCGGTAACGTGTTGCTTTGATTGGGTGCAAATTCGCCGCAGTTGTAGCAGTTGTCTGTCACTTGACAGTTAGGTGCACCTGACCAAGCTGAACTTGGGTTTCCATTAATTCGAATGCAATTACTCACGTTATTGAAAAAACAGTCATGCAACCAACCGTAGTTGGCCGTCCACATCTGGCCACCGTTATTCATGTACATGTCCCAGTTGCCATCGGATTTCAAAAATCCCATCAGCCCTTGGTTGTGATGAAACGAACGCGTGCCCCAGTCCGTATCGACCATGTCGATGTAATTCGCAGTGGATGCGACTTGCAGACGCGGAACGGACAGGGTTCCCGTAATCGTGTCACCCGCCTTGTTGACCTTGGTCGACAAGTCAAGCGCAGCAGTACCGGCTAAGGTAACTTGTCCTTTGCTGTTGACCGTCACCACGGGGATTTGCGAAGCAGACCCATAGGTTCCTGCAGATACACCCGAGTCTTTGAGGCCCTCGGGTGGGATTTGGGTAATGGGCACAGCGGCCTCCTTTCAAATGAATGCGCTACAGATACCGAACAACAATTCGCACCCCGTTTAAGGGCGCAGATGTGAATCTCAAGGTGGCACCGCTATTGACCAACACATACGCATCCAACGAGTCTTGAATGACGTTGGCAACGGTCACCATGAGCTTGGTGACACTCGCCGCTGCCGTGGTGAGGGCAAAGTCAGTGGCACTGCCGTTTCCCGTGAACACCTGCGGCGCAACGCTCGAACCTTGCGCGCTAGCTGCCGCAGCTTGTGCCTGCGTGGCATAAGTCTGGGCATTGGTTGCTGAGGTGGAAGAAGCAGTGGCACTTGTTGCAGCATTGGTGGCCGAGGTCGATGCCTGAGAAGCAGACGTACTCGCTGCACTTGCCGAACTTGCAGCACCAGTTGCGGAGCTACTGGCTTCTGCGGCCTTAGTTATGGCTGTCGCCGCAGACGTTGCTGCATCAGAGGCTTTGGTAGTCGCCGTTGCAGCAGAGGTAGCTGATGCGGTTGCGGAAGTCGCTGCGGCAGATGCAGACGAGGCTGCACTCGTTGCCGACGCCGCTGCTTCACCTGCTTTAGTAGTGGCTGTTGTCGCTGAGCTCGCAGCTGCAGTGGCAGAACCAGATGCGTCAGACGCCTTGGTCGTGGCGGTCGCAGCTGAGGCCGAGGCAGAAGTCGCAGACCCAGAAGCATCCGTTGCCTTTTGGGTTGCCACAGCACTACTCGCAGCGGCTGCACCTGCGTGGTACTTAGCTGAGTACTCCGTCGAGCCTGAGACCGTGCCAGTCGTCTTCGTTGCCCACTCTTGTGCAGCAGCGGCACCTGACTGCGCTTCCTTATCCAAATACCGAACACTGATAAGGACACCATTGCCCGGCGCTGAGCTGAATCGAAGCGTGGTCGTTGTGGGCGTGGTGTACGCATCCACAGGCGCTTGCTGCACCCCAGCAACCGAGACCAACAAAGCACCGGGATAAGAGACTCCGCGACTGATCGTGAAATCCGTCGCCACACCATTGCCCGTGAAAGTCTCCGCCGGAATGATGGTGTTGGTCGTCACCGCTGCGGCAGAACCTGCCGCTTGCGCTGCCCAGTACTTGGCTGAGTAACCCGTCCCGTCAACCGTCGCCGCAGTCTTCTCCGCCCAATCCGCCGCTTTAGTGGCTTGCGTTTGAGCTGAAGACAGAGAAGTCGCGGCATTTGTTGCGCTGGTTGAAGCAGCACTCGCAGACGAAGCAGATGCGTTTGCACTGGCCAATGCCTCTGAGGCCTTGGTCGTTGCCGTCGTTGCAGAACCTGCTGCGGCGCTCGCAGAAACGGCAGCACTCGTTGCACTAGAACCTGCGTTCGTCGCAGAGGTTGCGGCAGCCGTGGCGCTTGCAGACGCATCACTTGCTTTGGTGCTGGCCGTGTTTGCAGAGCCAGATGCCGCAGTCGAAGATGCACCTGCATTGGTTGCAGATGTCGCCGCCGCAGTGGCTTGTGCTGTTGCCGTTGTTGCTGAGGATGCAGCGCTACTGGCGGACGCAGCACTCTCCGAGGCCTTGGTCGTAGAAGTACTGGCCGCGCCTGCCGCAGCCGTGGCACTCGCCGCCGCATCACTCGCTTTTTGACTGGCAGTTGCCGCAGAAGCCGTGATGGACTGGGCGTAGTACTTGGCCGAGTAATCAGTGCCACTGACAGGCGCACTTGTTTTGGTCGCCCAGTCTTGCGCGGTATTAGCACTCGTCGCAGCTGCACTCGCTGAACTCGAAGCACTCGATGCACTGCTAGATGCATCGGTGGCTTTAAACGCTGCAGTGGTCGCGGAGCTGGCAGCAGCAGTGGCTGATGTAGCAGCACTATTGGCAGAACCAGTAGCCGCACTGGCTTGTGTCGTTGCAGTTGCAGCAGAAACTGCTGCATTGCTCGCAGACGTAGCCGCGTCACTGGCCTTGTTACTGGATGTGGTCGCGGAAGCTGCAGAGGCTGAAGCACTCGTTGCAGCCGCAGAAGCTGAAGCACTAGATGCGCTTGCACTGCTTGACGCTGCCTGCGCTTGGTATTTCGCCGAATACTCAGAGCCCTGCACAGGCCCCGTGGTCTTGGTCGCCCAATCCATAGCGGCAGCGGCACCGGTCTGGCTCTCTTTATCCAACATCCGCGCGGTGATGCTCACCCCATTCAAGGGAGCAGTCACAAACCTCAGCGTTCTGGAATCAAACAGCGAATAGGCATCCACGGGTGTTTGCAACACACTGGCCACCGTGACTTGCAATGCACCGGGATGACCCACCGCATAGTCAAGCGCAAAGTCAGTCTGAGTCCCGTTTCCCACCCATGTCTTGGTTGGAATCACCACGGCACTGGTTGCCGCGTCTGCTCTAGCCTTGACCTCTGCCAGCGTTGCCGCTGCGTCTGCTGCTTTGGACGTGGACAGATTGGCACTGCTCGTGGAAATGCCAGCTTGCCTTGTGGCCTCCCCCACCTGAGCTGTGAGCTCTGTGCGGGACGCCGCCAAATCAAGTTCAACCTGATGGATAGCCTTGGCCACCGTTTTGACAGGACCACCCTCGGTGACCACATCCGTCTGGCTGTTGCCATGCACCACTTGGTGCAACAAGGACACATCAAGCTCAGCCTTGTTGACTGTCGCTTCTAACCGTTCTTGCAGGTTCATTGGAGCTCAAAAGAAAGCCCCCAGACCTGAGTTACCAGGGTTCTGAGGGCAGTTGGTGTTGGACGAGGTATTCGAGCGAGTCGATAGAAAGCTCCAAGGCTTCAAAGTCAGAGTTCACAAGAACTCCAAGCGCGTCACGGGTCAGGACAGGACGATTTCGGATCTCCAGCTCACCGCTGACTTCCCATTGGTTGCGCCGCACCAGCTTGGCTTGATAGGCCTTGGTAAAACGCGCTTGTGTCGTGGCCATGCCAATGCCCGCAAGCAATGGCAACTCGAACCACTCAGCGCCATCAAGGATTTCGTGCTTGAACCAAGATTCAAAAATTGCATAGATCAGTGGTCGCAGGTTCCAGCGAACACTCACCCGCGCAGGTGTTTGACTAAACCGTCGCCGCGATCTAGCTGCGCCCGATTCCATATCCGTACGAATGACAGCCTCACCGGGTGAAATGGTGTAACCATCCACCGAAGGAAGTGGGATCCTCTCCACCGGGAACTGTGGATAACTACTGGTCATCGCATTGCTCCTGCGGCAGGGTTGAGGCCATAGCGACGCTCAAGCGTTGGCGCGATACCCGTGCCCTGACCAATCGATCGGGACATGCGGGCTTCAATTTGCTCAACGATGATGTCTAGACGCATAGAACCATCCGCTTGTTGAGAGGACTGCACGCGCGCGTCCACGCCCGAAGCGTTGTTGATCACGTTCACGGCCACACGCACTTGAGGTTGATTCTTTGTAGAAAGCGCCCTACCCAATGCACGCATCTGGCCCGGCGTGAACACCGCCTCACCACGCTGCGCAATGATGGGCACCTCACCGTCGACCAAGCCCCCCGTGTGATAACGGGTGGCACCTGCGAAGTTGTGAAGCCCCACAGAACGGGAAGCCAAACTGTCCGAACCAATCAAACCACCCGTGTGCGCCACAGCGACCAAGGGATTCATAAGGTCCGTCGCACCCATAGGGACGATGCTGCCGCCTGCGGCAGGCGTGGGTGATGAGCCCAAACCTCCTAACCATCCCGCCAAGGGCAAGGTGACCATGCGCTGGATCTGAATGCGCACGAGGTCAGCAATGATGGAGTTGGCCAAGCTGCTGAAGTCGAGCTTGCCCGTGGTCACGAACTGAACCAGCGCATCCTCCATGCCCTTGAAGGCAGAAGTCACCGCCCGTTCGGCTTGCTTGGCAGCGTTCGTGGAATCTTCCACATAGCTGCGAACAGATGAGCGCATGCCGTAATCAAAGCTGCGTTGGTACTCCGCATTGGCACGGGCCAAATCCACAATCACAGGCAACTGGCGAGACAGCGCATGGTTGATGAGCTCGATAGCTTCAGCCTTGAGGCCCGGGTCAGTGATTTGATCTGCCTGCTTACGCGCAGCGTAGGCCGCTTTCTCCAAATCGAAGCGCACTTGCATGC